GGGTAGTTTGAATGTTACTGATAACCTCACACTTGGTGGTGGTAACTTTATCATCTATGATTCTGTCAGACAGACTGAACTATTCAAGTTCACTAATGATGACGGTCACGCTGATCACCAAGGTCTACTTAACTGGGATGCTGGTGTAATTGCAAGAGGTGACTTCTTCTTATATCCATCATCTTGCCCAGAAAACGTTATTACAACGCTTTCATGTGATCCATCGTTCTCTATTGATAACCTTGGAAATGGCACAATTAAAACTTCCCTAACTATTACAGGCGAAGCATCTGCTACTCCTGGTAGTGATGCTGTACTTTCGGTACAAAGTCTTGGAATCAATGGTGGAAATTCTTTTGACATTAAACAAGATCAGTCTATTGATGCTTTCGGTCTTACTAATTACTATACAAGTAGTGGTGCAAAACATACCAGATATATTTCTGCTGCATCACCTGAAGCAGATCTACAATTGATCTCAAATATTGTTTATATGGTCAATGTACAAGCAACACAAACCTTGATTGTAACTCTACCATCTGGAGCACAAACTGGCGATGTTGTTAGACTGATTGATGTTGGTGGTAACCTTAAGTATGATACCACACTTGTTATCAGAACCCCTGAAACTAGTGGAACACCAATTCAAGGAGATAGCACTGGTACGCTATTTGGTGATAGACTTACACCATACCCTTCTGGTGAACTAGTCGTTCAAACAGCAAACGCCGCATTTGCTCTAATTTATCTTGGTTCTAGTGATAGTAATAATCAAATCGGAATTCCAACCAGTGTACAAGGTTGGTGGCTAATGGAGGTCTAATACAAACAAATGGCAAGTTATAACAGAATCAAAGCACAAAAAGCCAGTCCTATCGGCACCATCATGCCATGGACTGGCAGTTCTAGCACTTCTGCTTTAACTTCTGATGCAATCCCCAAAGGGTGGATTGTCATGAGAGGACAGCAGTTGCGAGCGAAAGATTATCCGTTGTTAGCACAAACATTGGGTAATTTGTATGGTCCTACTACAGAACCAGGACAACCTTTTGTTGGAATTTCAAATGACTATCCAAACTATAATGATGATGATGTGTTTAATCTGCCAAATCTTACTGGACAATCATTAATTGATTTAGAAACTAGTTTGATTGAACCAACTGATTTGTTTGTCATTGGACAATATACTTCTTTAAATGGTACTGAATCTACTCAGCAACCACTAACAAATGTTGTATCATACATTGATATTAATTTTTCTGTTCAAGTTAGTTCTGAATTGGCAGGAAAGATTAAAGGTATTGCCTTTGAAGATCCAACATATTTTGACACTTTAAGAATTATTCCTAGAAAACTTGGTATTGAGCATACAGCAGGTCATACACACTCTAGACCTACTGATGGTTTCTATCCATCTGTAGAATTAGGTGGTGGTTATCTTGGATTGTTTGAAGCAGGTAACTTTGAAGTTCAGGATAGTGAATTTACTACTGGTTCTGACATTGGATTTAATGCTAATGAGTCACAAGCAGATAGATTTAATACAGGACAAGTAACTTGGACAGCATATGATTCTACAGCAAATAGTTTGCCTACACTATCCACATTTAGAAATTACTCTGATGACTCTGATGTAGTTCCTATTGTCCCATCAGGAAATAGAACTGTTGGGCAATATGGTAATACTGTTGAATATCAAGATGACAATAGTTGTATTGTAAACGTGCAACAACCAGCAGTCACTGCCCCATTTCCACCGCCAGGAACATACTTAGGTCAAAGAAATTATTATATATCAGATCAAGTTCCTGGTCCTAGAAGGGGAGAAGGTGTAACTTTTGTACCTCCTGCAGGTGCAGTAGATACATTTCAGTTATTTGAAAATCTTACTGTAGCTTCTAACCATTATACAAAGGCTTTAGGTAGTTGGGCGTATATATCTGGATCCTTGGGTTGGAGCGATATTGAGGATACTGTTACTGCTAATTTTCCATTAACTGGTGGAGATGGCACAGGACTTATTGTTAATGCTACTTTTCAGGCATGGCCTGATCCTGCGTTAGCAACAGGTGGAATCTCTCCTTTTGCTGGAGATTTTGCTTTGCAAGAAGATGCACTTGGTGGAGATAATCCTAATGAAGGTATTTCTGGTAATGGTAATTATTATGCAGGAGCTATAAACAGTTGGGCATATAGTAATGATGGTGATCAGAAACAGTTGTGGCTTGATGGAACTGATTATGTAGAAGAAGAATTTAATATGACTGGTGGTAGTGGAACTGGTATGGTTCTGAAAATGAGATTAGAACCATGGAAACAACCATTTCTTCAAGGTGCTGGTATTGTTCCTGCTACATTAGAAGGTTATCATAATGAAATTGGTGCTATTGAAGATGATGATGATTGGACAGATGGACCAGGAAATGATGGTTGGTACAATAGTGATGGCATGGGCAATGATGATTGGTTCTACGCTACCGATGGTGATGGTGATCAATTATGGAATAATTATGGTGAATTTGTAGTTGCTACTTGTAGGTCTAGTGATGGTACATTAGTAGCAGCGGATGGCAGCGGAGTAGGAGCTGAAATTAGAATTAGAATTGAACCAGCGAGAGGTGCTAATGAAAACTCTACTTACCCTCCTAACTCAAGATGGAAATTAATTGAGGTTGTTGAGGCTGGTTCTGGTTTTACTCCTGGTGTAGAAGTACAGTGTTTCTTTAATACTGATAGAAGAATTGCTCTAAATCTTGGTAATACTACTCTTACTAATGGCGGCACTACTAACAATGGTATTTTGAGAATTGGCACTGTTACTCCTGGTACTCAGTATCCAGATGATACCAGATATAAAATCGTTGAAATTGTTGAAGAAGGAACAGGATATCAAGTAGGTGACTTTTTAAACTTTAGTTTTAATACACCAAGAAGAATTAATCTTGGTCTTCCTAATACACAACTTGATCCTGCTCCAATTAGATTGGATGGTATCGCTGTAAATGGTGGTAGTCCTGATAATACTAGATACAAGATTAATGCTATTAATGCTTTAGGTGAGGGATATTCTTCTGGTAATGAACTAGGATTTCCTGCTAGTAACTTTGCTCCAAGGACTTTTAGCACTAATATTTCTAATTTGTTTAAAATTGAGACTGTATACTCTGGTCCTACTGGTGGTGGATCTGGTGTTACTACTGATCCAGAAGATTACTATGGTGCTGTTGGTGCTGGTAGAGATACTCCATATCCAACTACGTTAAATCATGGTGCTGATGCATTCACATCCAACTCTCTTGGATCTCACAATCACTTCACAGTTGATTTAACAATGTCTAAGGGTCAGATGGATTTGCCTCGCACTATTCTGATAAATAATATGACGACTGGAAACGTTGAACCTATCAATGTTGACAGGGGATTAAGCGTACAGGTTAATCCAAATACACCATCTCTAACTGTACTGTATATTATCAGAGCATATTAATATGGCAGTATTTTATAGCAAAGAAAGAGGAAAGTTAGGAACACTAACTGGATCTATTATTAACTGGTCAAATCAATTATCATCAACTGATCCAGATGACCCTAATACTTTGAGAGATTTACCTGCAGGTTATCTTAGATGTGATGGATCTGTGTATCAAGCAGAGGTTTATCCACAGTTAGCAGAAGTTCTAGGAGTTGGCACTAGTTGCAGATATAAAAAACCTGATACTGATTTACTGGATAATCAGTTTCAGGTTCCTGATCTAGGTGCTAAGAGTATTAGAACATCAAATGCATCAAACTTAGGTGATTATGTTGATACTTATCTGTTAAATGACTCTGGTCAAACAATTACAAAATCTGGTATTGGATTGGAAGTTACTTCAAATATTGGTACAACATTTGAAGTTCAATATCAAGGAAACTTTTTTATTCCAACGCAAACTTTAGAAATTACTGGTCAACCAGGATTTACTAGAGCTACTGGTAACTATACAGAAGAATCTGAGGTATTACATACAGCGTTTCAACCACATGCTCATTTCCATGATGGTAAAAGATCTAGAATCGCTGCTAGTAGTGGAAATGAGTTTGGTCTCTTTGGTAGAAATTCTTATGCTTCCAAATCTACATTATGCATTATGTCTTGGGCAAACAATACTGCACAACCTTTATGTCAGGCAGCAGCGTCAAGGTATGCTACCGCTTTCCAAGAAAGAGTAGAGTCATATCCATGTGCATTTAATCCTCCTGATACCTTGGAATATTATGGTGCATGTTGGTCTGGATGTACTTTTGATGCTCAAAGCAAGTGTCTGATTCCTGGAAATATTCCTGGTCAAGGTACATTTGGTTGCGCTACTGGTGGCAGTCAATCAGGATTTCCTATCTGGGAAGATGACTCTGGAAACTGTGGCAACATCCGTTACACTGGTACAATGGGATGTCAGTCTCCTAACCCATGTCCTATTGGTGCTGCAATATGCTCACCACCTTCAGGTAATGCAAGAATTCAAACAGTTCCTGCTAACTACACACCATCAACTGTATCACAAGCTACTCAAGTTCCCTTTGACTCTGTTCCAAATGATGTTACATTTGGTGCGATAAACAATGTTGTTAATGTTGTGGAAGAGTATGGAGACGAGTGTAATCATAGACACTTTGTTCCTTTTGAACAAGAAGATCACACGTTCATAGTAAAAACTAATGCTGTAAATATTCCCGCATCAGATATTGTATCTACTATTCAGATAGATATCAATGAAGAAAACAAAGCAGATAGTTATATCCAACCATTTTTAGTCCAAGAGTTTTTGATTAAGTATTAAACAGATGGCAACATACAGGAATCAATATCTAAATTACTATGCCGACAAGAATGGACAACACAGTCCAGTCGGTACAATTCTTCCTGTGTTTGTTGGCACTGATCAACAAACCGATGGTGAAGATCCTGATTATACTTATAGAAATCACTTGTATTGTGATGGCAGAGAACTAAAAATTAGAGATTATCCAGCTTTATATTCTTCTATTAGAAATAGATATGGTGGTGCTGCTGGTGTAACTATTACACAATCTTCAGATCCTGCTGGATTACGAAGAACATATATTATTAACAATAAATTATTCTTCCAGTTTTATAAGGATGCTACTAATGATAAGGTAAATGTACAAATGCCTTTTCCTTATAATACTGCAATGAGATTCAATACTATGGGACAATTTCCCACTAGTGGAGGAGCTCTCAATACTAATACAATATATCCTTTAGTTGAACCAACTGAAGATGTGAGTTCTCAAGCACAAACAGGAGAATTTGCATATGAAGTCACACTTCCTGATGACATTGACTTAAGCAATTTTTCATCATCACAATATACTTGGTCATTTGTTGCGCCATCTTCGGCACTACATCCAAATATTGCATTATCAAAGAGTTTTTCTCTCAGTGATTATCCATATAACCTTGGAACATTTAATTTACCAGACTATAGACAAAGAAAGATCTTAGGATTTGGCAATGTAAATGGTGCTGGAACAGCAACACCAGAGAATGCTATTAATAATTTTGTAGGACAGACTGGTGGACAATGGTATATTGCAAAAAATACATTAGTTGATAGTGGAGAATTTTTTAATGTTGGTGATGTAAAAACTACAGGATACAGTGATATTGTTGCTGATGTAACAGCATTTGCAGACGGTTTTGTAAAGTATAAAGTAGGACCACTTGAGGACCATACGTTCTCATTCCCACCACGACATCAACATAGAATTTTATCCGCTGAAGTAGATACAACCAAGCGTGCTGAATTAGGACCATCTGAAGTAGATAGATTTGCTGTTAATTACATTGATAGTAGAGCAAATATTATTGATTTTGAACCAGAAGGTGCTAATGGTGATCCTTTAGGTCACTCTCATGGTATTATCGGCACAAGACTGCAGAGTCCAGCGATGGCAACATATGGTAATACTACTGGTATTGGTGAGAGAGATGCATCGTACAATTATTCTATTTCAGAATCAGAAGCAGTTCCTTTGCTAACTGTAGTATATGATCCTTCTACTGGACTTATTACTTTCAATACAGATGGAAATCATGGTTTTGCTGTTGATGATAATGTTGCAGTTTCTAATGTAACACCATCTCAATTTTCTGGAG